TTACATCGCGTATGAGTGTTCACTCAAAACCTCGTTGCTCATAACATGGTCTTCGATTTTTTCAGACGTTAAACCATTAAGAACGTCTATAAGATTTTTATTTTGTTCTTCTAAAGTGTCAATAATACTTTTAGCTTGCTCTAGCGCTCTACTTAAGTGATAGACTTTATTGGCTAACTCATCTGCAATAAAATTATTTGCTGTTTTCATATTAGCCTCCATATAAAATTTTGACTATATTAGATACACCTTATACTATTTGAGATATAAATTCTTTGATACTTTTGAGTTGCTCTTTTGTAAGCATCATTTGATCACCAAATGGCTTGCCTTTGGTCAAAACCCTCCAAGAGTATCTAAGTCTCTGCCAAAAACTCATTTTATTTAAGTAAGACACACTATTCTCATATATGGCTAAATCAGCCATCTTAATTTCTGGATCATATTCTATGCTTAGTACTTCACTTTTACAATCACACATTAAAAATAGTATTTTGTTTTCTTCAAAATTATGTATGTACATGGTCTACTCTTCTTTTGGTAGTTCTTTAAATTCTTCTCTAGATAACCACAATACTGACTGTGATGTTTCGCCCCATATCTCGTATAGATCACAATTCAAACGACGTAAAATATAACCGTATTCTGTATTGAAAGTACCGTTATCATTTTTTACGTTTATTAGTACCTTTACTCCCATTCCCATTGTTTTTACTTTCTTTTTGTGGCTTAAAAATATTATCCCAATTTTTACTCCACGTTTCATTTGTTACAGTTTTTGGTCTCGGTCTAGAACCTTTACCATTTTGGCCCATAATTAATCCTCCAGAACAAAACTCCAATACCTACTATCCTCTTTCTTTTGCAGATTATCCCAGTAAAGTGACCTAGCAATATAAGATGGAATCTTATGTTTGCCGCAGTTAATCATCCAGTGACGCTCCATCTTCTTATAGGTATTGCTACCAGATCTAGATTTATTATACTTGAGAGTCTCAACTCCGTAAAGTCTAAGTTGATGAATATCTCCACAGAGTACGCGAGCCTCATTAGGATGTATCATTTCGAGAGCAAAACTAATTTTAGCCAAACCGATTCCGCTAATCTTATTTAGAATACTGTCTCGTTTCTTTACATGATACTTCTTGGTGGTGAGATAAAAATCTTTTGGGTTGTCCCAAAATTTATTCTTAAAATCCCAAATATATTCTGTGCGATTATTATGGAGTCCGACTCCACTATTCTTGAGTTTGTCTAAAAGCATATCCTTACTATCGAACCATTCAGTAAAATTCTTAATAGCACTATAGCCTGAACAATTGCCCTTCCATGTAGTATGGACGCTGCAATAAGCAAATAGATAGCGCCTAAAAATATCCTCATGATTTTGAGGACGAACACTTTCCCAATATTCTTTATATGATACAACCTTGTCTCTAGGAAATGTCTTAAAGAATTCATCTGCTTTAGTTGTGTTGATTTCAGCAATAGGCGTGATGCTAACAGTGTTCTCAATAATCATATATGTCTCCAAGTGGTATGCTACGATTCTACACTAATGGTATCGGTTTGTCAAGACCCGTTTCTTTAAACGGTTCTAGCGGAACCATGTAGAATTTTGAAGGTAGGAAATCTAAGACTAATCCCTCCTTCTTGATTTTTAGTTTCTTCAAAATATTGAACAGTAATAATTTTTCCAAGAATCTTACTAGGATTGCAGTAAAATTCCTGGCGTTGTTCGATACTAAATCCACTACCAACTCTAACAGTATAACCTTTATGTTTGATCATTACACAAGAGAGCATGGTTTCCTCATGCTCTTTACCATTAAGAACATATCTAAATGGGCCAAACTCAGTATCGACTACTTCATATTCATCATCAAAGAAACTCTTATACTTGAGCAAATCCTTGCTTCTCTTTCCCTTGTATGGTTCATCAGCACGAAGCATAAGACCTTCCCATTTTTGTTTGGTGGATTTGGAAACCCACTCAGCAAAATGATCATCATCTTTAATCTTGTCTTGATCCAGCACGGTCAAGCATGGACACCCATTCTTCTTCATAACTTCTTTTAGGTTATTCAGTCTGACGGAATACGGCTTATTCTTCTCCCCTTTCTTGCTATAAAACTCGTCGTGACTAATCATATCAAAGATTTTATAGGATGGATTAGGAATAGTATGATCCTTCTTTTTCAGTTGTTTCATAATTCCTTGGAAATCTTCGTTTCCGTTTTCATCCACCAAGCACAACTCTCCATCAAAAACTACATTAGCAATACCCAAACTTTTGATACCGCCGCTAACAATATCAAGAGTCTCAAAAGCCTTTCCTGTACGGGAATAAAAGGTAGCATTCCCATCACTATCAACAATAGCAATACATCTAGCACCATCGATCTTCCTACTAACATACCATCCATCCTTCCAGTCTACAATACTAGGTTCATATTTATCTGCTAGAGCAACGCTAAACTCTGGAATATGATCTTCAATAGCCTTATTAATAATCTTGTCGCCAGCACGGGTTTTCAAGTCTTTATCAATAATACAATGAATAAGTTCCTCATACTCATCATTATGTTCGATAAAACTATTAACAGCAGCAATAGCGTCGTGACCAGTAATTCTGCGATTTTTTAGATCATCCAGCAGATCGAAGAAATTGTTATACTCATTCTTTCGTGCAATAAGGTGGTTTTTTTTCTTTAGATTGTCACTGGTAACATTATACTGCCACAAAGGGTGGTAGGTGTAGAGCAGAATTTTCTTAGCAAAATTTGCAGCACTACTACTATGATTACAATAGTCCTCGATAATACCTTGCTTATCAATGGTGCTACTAGTGGCCCTAAGATCACGAACCATTCCCCAAACATAATCAAAATCGTGAGTCATCCAAATAGTCTCCTGTGTTTGTATCCAGTATACCGTAGCATCAAGCCTTTGTCAAGTATCGTCTTTTTGATTGCGTTTCTTGAATCTTTTACTTAAAAGTGTAACTAAGTCACTACCAGCAGTTAGAAAAAAACATGGTAAAAGTCCATGAAATACTAATAGTATACCAGCGACAATACATAAAAATCCATGTATCACAGCAAAACTTAAATGCTGTAAATATGTCATTTTATTTTCTTGTAAATGTATTTTCCATTTATTTATTAAAGTCATTACTATTAAAATAATTCTTTAATTACTTTACCACTATTGGCTATTTTCATGGGTCTACCATTTTTGGATGTAAAAGTTGTTTCTAAAGAAATATTTAATGATTTAAGTACACTGGCCATTAAATCTTGAGACGAATATGGCTCTGTTATAACTTCTTTACCATCTTCACTTGTCTCGCCAACAATAATACCCTTCTTAAATCCTGCCCCTCCAACCACAACACTCCAACTTCTAGCCCAATGATCACGACCAGTATTACCGTTTATATTAGGGGTTCTACCAAATTCTCCCATCCAAATAATAGCGGTATCTTGTAGTAATCCACGATCATTTAAATCTTCTACCAAGGCGCTCATAGCTTTATCTAGCTCTGGAAGTTTTTGATTTTGTAATGTTGTAAAAATACCGGCATGTTCTTCCTCTATCGGAGAAGAATGTATAATAATTCTACTCTTAGAAGGTATTGATGCGTCTACTATAAAAGAGAGTAGAAGCAAAACTATCACATGAACAAAAAAGGCTATAGAGAAGTATTCCGCTTCTTCAGAAGCCAAAGTATCTCTAATTTGATTTAGCATGGTGTTTCCTAGATTTAGCCATTATTAAATAATTAACAGCTTTAATTACACCATCTAAATCATCTCCAAGTTTTCCTATACCAGTATTACATTTATCACATATCCAACCTCTAAAACTATCATCAGAATGATCATGGTCTAAACACCATTTAATAGGAAATAAACCGCAACATTCACAAATGTCGGGTTTTTCTGGTGCTTTTTTATGTAATTTACTTCTTACTTTAGAGTGTTTTTTAACACAACTCCTACATCTGCTGTCCAGATTATCTTTGTACATACTATGTTTTGGAAAACTTTTTTTATTTTTTCGTTTTCCACAATAGGTACAAATTTTTCTCATATTAAAATATCTTAATAGAGTAATTCCCAAACATTGTCATAACTAACAATACCCATATTGTGAGCCTTAGCAAAATTATTAACAGCACTATTTACTCCTGGCCAGTCATAATCATGACCAGAAATAATTCCCCCAAACTTTACCTTTGGATACCAAGAAGAAATATCACGGTACACATTATCATAATCATGACTAGCATCAATAAAAACAGCATCGATGCTCTGATTTTCAAAAGTATTACTCGCCACTTCCGACGAGTTTTTGATATCAAATATATAATCCTAATAGGGACAATATTCTTACAATACTCATTATATAATCCATCCTCTATTTGAGTTAGTGGATCATAAGCCCAAGAATCTTTTTGATGCTCTTCGCTACCTAACCAATGGTCTACAGCATAAATTTTACCATTTTTACTTTTATTGATACTTTCTATGACAAAATAAGATAAACTTTTACCTTTCCAAACCCCAACTTCCACAAAGATATAATCTTGAGGTAATCTATCAAGGACAGAATTATAGAATGTGTGGAAATCAAACCATCCTTCGATATTTGGATATATGTGTTCCATATTATAATCTATTAAGTGGACGAGAGGGGAGTCGAACCCCTGTCCTATCATAGTTCAAAATGCATTTTCTACAAGTTTATTTTGTTCATAAGTTAAACAGAATTAAAGAACAAACAACACTCGTTCTGTCTTACCAACTTCTCTTAACCTACAACCCGTTGGATATTGTAAGTGCAGAGGGATTTAACGACGGATTTTTGATCGCTACCCTCATTCGCAATCGCAATCCGTTACTGCCCTTTTTTGTCAGGCAGCAAGTGCTAACTGAGTTTCGCCAGTTAAAGCGTTTTAATCGACTTTTAAAGTGGCCGGTCGATCAACCACTACTTGCTAATACAAATCTCTTTATGTAGTCGAAACCTTTACTCGCCCTTGTTTTCATACCCCTTTTGTGATTGTTTTTCTAGTCTTTTAATCTCATTTTGAATCTGATTCAGTTCTTGGTCTGTGGTCTGATATGTGAAGTTATTATGCTTTTGATAAAGAACAACGCAGTACGCGGTGCAAAAAATAAATGCACCAAAAAGCAGCACAAACACAGATAATCTACGAACTCTATTTGTCATATAATTTTATTCCTAGAATAATTTGATAAAAACTGTTTTTTAGATAGCCAAATATCATCAACTATTGGTTTGTGACCATTAAGAAATGTAGAAATATACTTACGTCCTCTATAAGAGAATTTAAAGCATAAAGATTCACCACTAATATAGCAAACTCTTTTCTTTATACTTAATTTAAGTTTCCAACTTCTATTTTTGAGAATTTGAGTAAACATATTTAGTAGGGCGTGTACGAGTCGAACGTACCTATGAACACCTTATAAGAGTGTCGGATGCTACCGGCTTACCTTACGCCCCGTGTTCCTTGTATTGTATAGTATCGGCTTGTGAGTGTCAACCCTTGAAACCAAATCCTTAGATGACGCTAAAAACTTTTAGCATAATAATGCTACTCATGATTAGTCCTACAATGCTAGTAACTGTTCTGATTAGTTCAAACTTATGGTTATGCTTATCTACCCACAATTCAAAACCATCTCTTAGTTTACCTTGTCTCTTTAGTTTTTCTAGTCTTTTCTGACTCAAAGGTTCCATGTTACTTTGTCTCTAGGTCTTTGATTTCTTTTTCATATTGCTCTATTTTTGATAGAATCTCATAACATTGTCGGCAACAGTCAGATAACAGATATTCTTTTAGGAGGTATATCTCTTCCTCCAGTCTCTTAATCTCATTATCAATGATTTTTTGCTGCATCATCTGTTGCCTTGTTGGGAGCCCAGAAAATCATCTCTTGTTTATCATCGTCCCAAGCACACTCAATTAGACCTTTACTTGCTAATTTTGAAAGTGCAATATTGTGAAACCAAGAAAGAACTTCTTGAAAAATATCTTCATTTGTTTCCTCATCCAGTATAGGTCTATTCATTTCATCATATCCCAAACAATGATCGTTAACCAAATTAATAATCTGTCCTATACTAATATAGTCGTCTAAATTTTCTTGATTATTTTTAGATATACTTTCTCCAACAGCATATCTCAACTGTTTAGCATATCCTTGCAAATCGGTTAGTGCGTAAAATTCTTGATCCATAGTTAACTCAATTATTTGATATATTTAGATACACCTTTGACACTATTTATTTCTTGCAATCTATCATGGATTCTATCTAGGGTATGCTCCATTGAATATACTCCTCTAGGCAACCATTGAGTATCATTTTTTAATGCAGTTTTGATTTGAGGAATCCAATGCTGATATGATTGATCGTATTCTTCTGGAAAATACACCTTCAATACTTCTTGGATATTATCAATTAAAAACTCTGTTTCAAGTCTTAGTTGGCATAATTTATTATATGCCTTGATTCTATCGTCGGTATTCATGAAGCAGATACTGCCTCTCTTTGTTTCAGCTTAATAAGTTTGTGAGGGGTTTTCCATACTCCTGTCTCTTTATTCTGAATATCGCCATTCATCCAGATATGGCAAAATCCTGCGTTCTTGTCAATACCCCATGCCAAAATACCATTAGTATCAATTCTGTCAACAATAAACTTTCCACGATAACCCATAGGGATAAATTCCCCCATGTGAACAAAATATGGGCCACCAGAAACTTTAATTTTATCTCCCTTTTGGAGTTCTTTCCAATTGATGTTATGAATAATTTTTGTGTGTCTATCTCCCTTCGCCTTGTTCTTAAAAGCAAAAGGAGTATTGCACTTCTTACAAAGATAAGCACGGGGGCCAGTAATAGTCCCACATTTAGAACAAGCCTTTTTACCCTTACCAAGACCCATAGTTTTGTACTCTCCGTATGTTTGAGTTCTAGTTACTCTCTAAGTGTAGCATACTTATCGTCTTTGTCAAGGGGTGTTCTTTAACAATTTCTGTGAGCCTCGCAGAGAGTAGAAATCCAACCATGTTCATTAGTCCTTCCTTTGTTCCCACAAACTTCACAAATCTTATAACTCATGGCTTCTGCCATACTCACAAGACCCTCTACATATTCATTACCTCCGCTAAAATAGAGGCGAAGTCCACCGTACTTTTCTTTTACTTGATCGAATTTTACTGGAAAATATTCTGGTTCTGAGGCTAGTCTTTCTGGATCATTCTTTTCAAGATACTTCCTGTTGTCTTCTTTATTACGCTCATGTTGAGCGATCATCCAACAAACACTACTGATAATTTCATACCACCCCAAACCACACTCTATCCCAAATCCCATAGGGCTTATTCTAGGACTTTTATTTTTATTCTCAAATAGATTTGGATACTTCTCGTAAAGAGTATTCCAGTTTTTTTCTTGTTCGTCCATTTTTATTTACCTAAAGTTTTTTTATTCCAATCAATATAATTTTTATTTTCAGACTCGTATAAATCTATCCAATCAGAAATTATTTCTATTTCTAGTTCTTCACAAAGTATTTCATAGTCTATAAAATTTCCGTCTTTTTTATATACTCTATAAAAATACCTATTAGAAAAAGGGCTATGTAAAAGGAAACCTCTAGAGTTTTTAGCCGGATGATTCTTCATGTGTAGGATTTATTATACTTAGATTACCATTATTATAATGACAAAAATAACTACTATGAATACGTTTCTTTACAAGATTATCCTCATAAGTTTCAATATAAACATTGATTCTGTAACGATTATCCCATAAATTAATAATTTTGGTCATTAGATGATTTTTAGGTTTAGTAACTTGTTTAAACAAGAGATTTTCTATTTCAAATTCAATCATTAAACACCTTCTCTAGATTAGTAATTAAAACGAAACGATCATCTCCACGGTTATCACTAATATAGTATGTGTCACAAGAATGTTCGTCACCTGTTTCAGCATCATGTACCACTACTTGTGCTTGCCAATCAAAACTACCAAGATTTTTAATATCATTGGCTCGTTGATGGAGAAAGTTGTATAAGTCAAGCCAAGTCATGTGAATATGATTCATTATCTAGCCCTCCGATTTGCTCTATCAAGTTTACGAATAGTTTCAGTAGCATTACTTGGAACCATAACAAGACTAGGGGCTGTTTTATGTCCCCAATCCATAAATCCTACAGCACGATTTTCAACGCTACAATCCTTGCAAATAATCTTACGACCAGTTTCTGTAAGAAACTCGTACCTATCAAAATCCATTGTGTTCTGACAATAAATACAGTTCATAGTAACCTCCGTATGGCGGATTATACCATAACCATCGGCACGGTCAACTCGTTTGCTGTAGTCAAAGTTCCAAAACTATCACTAAAATTACCACAATCTGTACTATAATAAACATCATTTAGTCCAACACTACTCAAAAGTTTATGGCAATTTTCGCATGGCTTACTCCCAAGAATCAATCCTTTTCTATTAATTCGCATAACAACAATTGACCAATTAGAATCAATGGTATTATAGCGATCAAGTAATTTAGAAATAAGATGACTTTCAGCATGAAAAAATGGATACTCCTTATATTTAGGCAGATTAAAATCCTCCCCTATTCTGTAGGCGCCTGTATGAGTTTTAATAGGATTATTTTGAGTAAATCCAATAAGTTTAGTACCATCGTATGCGGCGGCATAATGGTAGCATCTAATCAGTCGCGTCGGACTCCAGTTCTTGTATGCTCGTCTTATTGTTTTGTTGATTATTTTCATCATTGATATCCAATTTTTTTATATCCAAAGGACTGTATATATCATCTATTTGATTATCCATCGCATCCCATTCTGGTTTATACATGGATGGCATCGGCGTTTTTACTACTTCTTTTGAAGTGGGCGATTCTGGATTCAATCTTATTCTTTGGGGTTCTTTCATAGATCACTTGCTTGCTAAAATATAAAGACCAACATTGGCAAAAGCGTATCCTATATAAGCAATAAGCATACCAGTATTACCCTTATAGCCCTGTTCAAGAGCAATATACAAATATGCAACACCTGTAACAGCGATCAGCCAAGCACTCATAATTATTAACTCTTATTAAGGGGTATGTACCTAGTACCGTCAGGCAGCACTTCTTCTTTACCTATAGTAATTTTCGGATCACTTTTGGCTAGTTCAATAAATTTTTGTACATTAATATTGTCGCCAATTACAATTACGCCCACTTGAGACATTGTTAAACTCCTATAGGATTAGTATGATTATTAAAAAGTTCAGGGAAAAGATTTTTATAGTTTTTAATTGCTAGGCACTTACTTTTAAGCTCAAAATCTAAATCAAATTCTAAACCATAAGTATTCAAATAGTTTTCAGCATAATCAGCATGAGCCCTTGGGTTGTTACCAATTTTACTTTCGCTATAATGAAAAAGAGGTCTATAATCATGCCATGTATTATAGCACATTTTTAACGCTTGTTCTTCATCCAGACCGTCTGGATGGCATTTGTGATGCAAGTAGTCGAAAGTGATTGGTATTTGTGTTTTATAATGAAAAACATTAACTAGTTCATTTACGCTCCAGCAATTAAGCTTATCGTCATTTTCGATTACAAGACGTTTACGACAATTTTCATCTAGTCTATTAAAGTTAGACATAAATCTTTCGATAATTTCATAAAGTGTTCCATTCCTATTATGAATGTGCATATTCATGGGAGCATTATAATTATCTGGAAGCCCTATGCGATCAAAAAAACTACTGTAAAAATTTAGTTCGGTAATCGTTTTTTCTACTGCTTTTTGATTTGTTGACGCAAGAACATTAAACTCCGATGGATGGGCTGATACACGAACACCCGTATCTTTAATAGATCGCTCTATACTGTCAAACTCATCTTGAATATCGTTATGTTGAGGTAGATCCTCCAAAGAGACATTAGCCTCATCATAAGTAATGAGAGGGAATATATCAGATGATACGCGATAGACCCAGCCATTCTCTCCACAAAACTTAATAGTTTCATTAGTGGTTTGAAGGTTGTTCAGAATTCTACCCCCTAGAATCTCTAGGGCTTCGTTACGAGGCAGAGATGAAAATCTTTTAAAGGTCATAGTCTGAAATTTAACAGGAGGGTCACGATCCTGCAAAGACAGTGAAATACAGCAAAGGCCCGGTCTAATACTCATAAAATCTCCGTTTTTGGCATTATACTACTTATCGGCTGTTGTGTCAATACGACTTTAGAATTATTCGTATTCAGCGAGTAATACCTTTTTAGACAATGATGGTAAATTATTGATATCTAAGTAAAAATTTACATCAAAATTGAATGTATTAGGCATATGCTCCAGTACTCTTTGGGAGTAAATTGGCTTTTTTGGTCTTTGTCTTAATTGTTTATTTATATGGTAAGACCATAGATAAGCATTAATAGCTCTAATATATTGGTCTTGATTAAAATTTTCGATTGGATTATTTTTTACTAATTTTAGAACTCTCTTTTCACAATCGTGTTCTATCGAAAGTATTGTATGTAAACTTTTATTTAGATCTTCTTCTGATATTTCTAAAGTAGGGTTAGCTATCCAATCAAACAAAGTGTCATAGTACTCGCAAGAATTATCCCAAAACTCTCTATCGTTTTTCCATTGTAAGAAATGACAATATTCATGTATTAATATCTCAAAACTCATGTGATGTTTCATTGCTACCACAAATTCTTCCTCACCAATATCTGTCCCGAACCAACCTCCATATCCGTCTATATGTTCTTTATTATGTAAAAATACAGCAAAATTATGTGAAAGTAATTCTCTGACAACTTTACTGATAAAATTGATCTTAGTGTCCATACTAGTAATTCGTTAAATTTTCTGCTGAATATACTTTAATTATTTTATGCGTATTAGAAAAATGCTTATCAAACAATTGTTTAGCGTCGATTTCATTTTTTGCCATAAATGTATTATGAAGCAATAACGTCTGCTTGTATTTATCAGTGAGTTCGTATCCCTGACCAGTAACCAAGTATTCTGATTCTTGCATATTACTCTTTCTTATTAGAATATAAATAAATGTCCCATAACTTACTTATTATTCTTACTAATATTTCCACTATAACAATGCCTAAAAAAGCATATATTATTATATTGAATTCCAACCTAAAGCCTCTCCAGTAATAGGAAATTCTTGAACAAAAAGGAGTTTACACGCCTGTGCAATGTTCATATGTTCTTTTTGTGTCCCATTAGATGATCTGAGTTCGATATAATGCAACCATGATCTAACCGATCCAGACATATAAAGTCTAGTTGGGGTTGCTAAAGGCAATACAAACCTAGCACACTCTTTCGCTATGCCGTCTGCTATCATACCATCATATATAGCTTTACTTTTAGCAAAGTGTTCTCTAAGTTTACTATTCCACTTATAAATTATTTGTTTATCTATATCATCGATACTATTTTGTCTATTTTTATTATCCTGACGACGTAATTCGAATAGAGGAATTTCCTGGGCTAAAAGACTAGCATCGGCATATCTTTGGCTGAATTCTTGAAATGTAAAACTTCTATGCCTAAGAATTTGTGCCGCTAATCCTCTGGTGGTATTAATTTCCACAGTCATAAAAGCCTGTTCAAAAATACTCCAGTGTTTATGATCTATACAGTACTTTATTAATCTAGCATAGTTTTGGTTTTCTTGATTAGAAGGGTTGCTAACCCTAGCACAATACGCCATAAGTTTTTCCGCATCTGGCGTTACAGAAATCAATTTTACTAAAGGTTCCTCAATCATAATACTTAAGTTCCGCCTTACCTTGTGTAATTGAGATATATGTGCAAATTATGTCTGTCCATGACCCACTATTATAGTACGCCACCCCTCCTGAGTCAATAGCAGCGGGATGATGGGTATGTCCCAAACAAATAGTATTTGCTTTGTGTTTCTTGCAATATTCTATGGCTCTCTTTTGTACCACTTCTACTGCTCTTAAAAATGTTTTACTGCTTCTTTTAAGTTTTCTAGCCCAATATAGAGACTTATCAAGTTTTTGAACCCATCTATAAAAATAGTCAGCTATTTTAGCTAGCCTTGGATATTTTGATATATAATCATCAAAGATATCTCCGTGTAATACTATAAAAACTTTATCACCATTCATAAATGTATATTCTTCTATAAATTCTACATTTAATAGCTGTGATATAATCTCTGCTGGGCCGTCGTGATTACCAGCGATCCATGTTGTTCGTATTTTTTCAGATGCTTTTCTGATAGTTTTTAATATTTGCCAATGTACATGGCTCAATCTAGCAAAATTCCAATTATCAAATAGGTCTCCATTGATTATAAGATGTTCTGTCCGAGATTCTATAGATTGTAAAAAATCTAAAATTTTTTTATCTTGACAAATATGAGATCCTAAATGAATATCGCTTATAATGATAAAGTCAGATTTCATATTTAGGTATCTCTATCAGGTTGTTTAAAATCATAAAACCAATAATCTTCTTCTGGATCTGTAATCCATCTGCTTCCTTGATGTTCACAACTAAATTCTCTAGAAAAAACTTTCCACTTTGGTTTTTCTTCTAAAGTTTTATTGATCCAACTACCACCATCCATCCATAACACCCTGTTATTTGGTTGAATGAAATATTGGCCGTCGCCTTCAAAAACATGGCCGCATTTATGACCTCCAGCCATTTCACCATAACCATACACATAATTTGAACCCAAACACCAATCGATAGTAAATAGATATTTTACTTTTTCTTTTTTATGATTTTTTAGTATTATATTCGCAGCTCTATTTTTAAGATATTGAAAAACATTTACAGTACTATAATAGCTAAGACTATCCCACAATTGCAACCAATCCAATGGATAATCAGTGCCTTCTTTATCAAGAGATCTTAAATAATGTATTGGGACTCTAGCGTGTTGACTACCATATTCAGTCATCACAGAAAAAAGACCACACCTTTGAGGTATGCTGGTGTAAGCAAAAACTTCTACGGGTAATCTTTCTGCTTTACTATCTGGAGGTTTATTATATAGAAAAGAGCTATCAAGATATGCAGTAAATGTGGGAATATCTATATTGAGATAATTATTCATCATTTCCTCTTTCTTTCCATATGTTGATAATATACTTTTCCCATATAGGCTTAAAGAAATAAACAGCTATATATGCAACGATGCCATTTATTGCAGATGAACATATGCCGCCTATAGTGATTGCAACAGATTGTATTTTAACCGATATTTTATTATTTGAATCCAAATTCTTGTCCATGATCGATATCTGTTTTTGCTAGTTTTTCTTTGTATTCTTTTTGATACTCTACCCATTTATTATTCGTAAGACGATTGTAAATAATAGTTGCTAATTTACTGACACTAGTGGCTGTACCATTAATTTCGGGATCATCTATTTTTATCCAAGTATATAGGTAAGAATTAGATTCTTCATCTTCTTCTTTCTTTATTTTGCTTCTGTCAGTCTTATAGCCGTTTTCTTTGCACCAACTCTTAACTTCTTTCCATAGCATTTCACTTGTTCCTTTTGTGTAAAAATATTATTTTGTAATTTGTTAATCATGCAATTGATATCGCTGATTTGTTTTTTAGATAAAGTGCTTGATCTTAGACATTGTTGGCATATATTCACCAATAATATTTGATCTTCTACAGTAAAAATATTCATGTCTCTTTCCAGTATAGTTTATGTTTAATAGCAACAATAGTCATTATTTGCTCATCAATTATTGATTTCTGATAACCTATTAGAGATATTAACTGTTTGATATATTGTTTCATATCATCATCTTGACACTTATTTAGTACTTCTTCTGTTTTTTCTTTAGATAAGAATCTATATTTTGGAATTAAATCATCTTTGCTCATTTTTGAAGTTGTTCTTCTGCTTTTATTTTTCTGTTATAAGTAAAACCATCTACAAAACCTATTTGGTAGATTGATTTCATATCTGAATACTGAAAACCTCTTTTAATATTATCTAATACCAATTGCCTATTTTTTGTTGCCCATTTAATCCAATATACCTCATCGTCTGTTTCTTCATAAAGGTCAGGGAGATATAGGTCTGTATAATTATAATCTCTTTTATTCATGATTGTGTCCAAAACAGTAACAACACCATGTTCTGTAACATCAGATATGGAGAGAACGATCATGACATCAGAGAAACAATCAATTAATTTTTCACCATTCTTTAACTCTAGGGCTTGATCAAGTCTCATTTTTTGACTCTGTATGTATGTTATATAATCTATGTATAGATCTAATAAGTTTTTTTGGAACACTACTTAGGCAAAAGTCATCATTATCTATGATATAGGCTTGAAGTTCGTCGTGCAATACATCAAAATGATATCCTTTGTTTAATATAAACTTTTTCAGAACATCTAAATCTTGGGCATTTCTCTTAAAGATAGAGTCTATCTTTTCTCTATAAGATTTATCTGTATAATAAAGAGCGTGTGCCAATTCATGCCTAAGAGTGTCGGTATCGTTGGCTCCCACAATATAAAAATCGTCGTACCTATACTTCAATAACATTAATAATTTTTGCTCATAGATTGTTAATGGATCAAAAAGTCCCTCTCTAAATGGTTTTAAAATATAACTAGGGAAATTAAAACCCTTCCAATCAACGAAATACGTATCTGCTCCGTATTCTTGAGAATACCAATGTTTGTATTGGCCTAATGTGAATATTTTACCTTTAAAAGCTGGATTACAGCTTTCATAATGTTCTTGAAATCGTATAAATGTTTTACCAAGTTCTTCTTGAGAGTCGCTAGTAATAACTACTGTATTGTACTTTTTTTATTTTCGAGATAAATCATGGTAAAATTTTGTCTGTTTCAGCCAACGGAGGGTCTCTTTTAGTTTTACCCGAAGAGTAGTCCATATAACTAAAACTCGCCCTGCATAGGTCTATAGAATCGTATACAGATTGATTTAGACCTGTTGGGTGTTTCAAAGACTTTTCTAGTAAAGACCTGACAGTAGCAACAACCTTTATTAGTTCAGAATTTCTATTACTAAGAAATTTGATTTTGCTATCTCTTTCAGAGATTTCTTCGTTCAAGCTATGAAGTAGATTATGAATACCCATTAGTAGTTATATCCTATATAGTAGCCAATAAAAAAAGCTATACCTATTAAAAATATGAAAAAACTATATCTAGAGATCATCTTATTTATTTCTTATCTCTATTAATAGATCCAGACCCAAACTTTGTATTACTATTGGTCGCTCCATTTGACCATCTGGTTTGAGTACCGTTACCATAAGGTTGAACCGTACCCTTTAAAGAACTACCATTTTTATACTGTTCTCTAACAATAGTTCCATTACCGAATTTATTGGTTGTTGTTGTTCTTCCATCACTCCAACGAGTAATGTTGCCAGAACCAAAAGGTTGAGTAATACCCGTGACTGTTTTTCCACTGTAATCTCTTTCTTGTGTTATACTACCATTACCAAAAGGTTTAGTATAACTAGAAGAACCATCAGATCTCCTTGATAATGTACCGTTTCCCATAGGTTGAGAAATACCAGTTCTATTATTGGGAAAATCTGGTCTGTTTTTTGTTTGATAATCAGCACCCATGCAAGTAATAACTATAACAAATATAAAAAATTTATACATTACTATCTTCCTTTTTCCAATTGGTTTCTAATAAATTTAACAGTGATTCTACTTTGGTATCATCATAAAAACAATCGTATACTGATCCTACAATTTCTTTGTGTTTTTCGGGCCATACATCATATAAAACATTCATTATTGTTTGGCCATATCTTAGAATAGGTTTATGATTCCAAAATGTATCATTGATAGTAGTCAAAAAATCTCTATAACTTTCAGTCATTTTTCCTCACAATGAAAAGAGCCTATGGGTTTATCTGGATTGGCTATCAAAGATATCATACCGTCATTATATTTGATTTTGTATAGGTATATGGTTTTTGTATTGGGGTCTTTTCGTAATTCTTTAATCAACTGCTCTCCATCATATTCTGATAATCTAGATTTATACTTAGGTAGATGTACAACAGTCTCCTTACCCATATGTTTAGTTATATAGTATAATCTACCTTCACAATCACTATCTATAGTGGATCTGATTATCATGGTTTTTATCTAAAGGGTTTTTCTTAATGTATGTTACTGTCATACACCCTCCCCCAACATAAGAACTATGAGAAATATTGACAATATTATCTATTGTAGCAGAATTATCTTGGAGCCATTTGTTTATAGTTTCCTCATTAAGTTCATTGTGGAACCCTTTGAACATTTTAATTTGATATGTAATCATACAGATGCTTTCTTGATGTACTCTACTAACTCTGCTGCTGTATTAGAAATATTAGATCCTCCCCAATAAAGAGGTGAAACTTTTTCATACATTGTATTCATATGAGACTCACAATATCTATAATATTTAGGCTTGTATTCTTTCTTTAAATACCAAATAACAGACAGATAGAAATCTTTCACTATTTTTTTAGCTTTATTGTTCATAATTACTTTTTGATTCCTTAATGAGAATATTGCTAACAATCCAACGCTAGGCTCAACCCTTTATATCATAAACTTCCAGTTCGTCAAGGCATATAAACTGGGTTTTGCCGTATTCTATAGTCCTTGACTGATGCCAGTGTCCAAATATCCATAATTTAGGTTCATGTATATTTAGAAGTTCTTGTAATGCCCAGCCCGTTGTATTTTGATATAGTCTACCTTGATTGTTAAGCATGATTAGGGCTATGTTTTCTGGACAATCATGGGTTATAACAATATCTGGTTTGGTAGACCTATACAACTCTCTTGCTTTCATAAAGTCTTCAATAGTTACTTGTTCCTCTTGCCACCAATCTATACCTATTGTACGATATTGTCTGTCTATACTATATGCTCCACGATAATAGAAAAACTCTGTGCCATTCAAAGAAGTAAAACCGAAATCTCCTAAAAAATGAGGGTATCTATAACACATATAATAATTATCATGATTACCCGGTAAAATAAGATGTTTTGTTGAATCCACATTCTTTAGTGTTTCATATTTAAAACCAAAATCTCCCAACTGTAACGTGTACGGATAAAAATCCTGTTGCCTTACAATTTTATGGTATCTTTCATACTTACCATGAACGTCACCTATTACAGTAAATCCTTTATTCATATTATAGCCATCTATCGTTTTTTAGAGTCCAGTTTATAGTTTTTTCTAATCTATCGTTAATTTTTTGTGGTTGCCAACCCATCCTAGTATAAAGATCTTGCATTTTGTCATCTAGTTCTACTGTCAATTCTTCATAAGATTTTTGACGCGAAAATAAATTAAAAATTTTACTTATGCTTTCCCATAAACTCATATATTGTCTTTCATTTAAGATAGATTATTCAATAAAACTACAAAAAATACCAAAACTAATTATCCATACAAAAATACTAAATACAAAAGTATAACTAAACACCCAGTAGTTTTCATTACCATAGTTATATTTTAAAGTATGGACTATAAAATAGAATATACTAAAAAGTATCAAACTAAGTACTATGCTTAATCCTGTGGCTCCTATAACAGCGTATAGCAATCTTGCAATCATGATATAACCTGATCTATACCCTCTAAAATAGACTGTCGGATATCATTAGACATATTAATAATTTGAATGTGCTGTTTAAAAAATTCGTATCCTTTATCTTTGATAATTAGACCAAAAGCATTTCTAATCCATCCGTTTGTCAATGTGCGAACATTCTTCAGGTCTATTTCCACATTAAATCCTAGATCAATTTCTTCTAAAATCAAAGACCTAAGTTCCGAAGACAGTTTAGTACTAGACAGATCTGTGCCGTACATTTCTGCAATAGGATAATATATTAGCGGTCCCTTCATTCTGTGTACTCCTAAAAATATACGGGCCAGAACTACTCATTCTAACCCGTATATCGTCAAATGTCAACGCCAACCTTAAACTTGTTTTTATGACTTCCGCGAGTCTGCGATTATTATACTAATATAGATGGTTTTGTCAAACAGAGCCTAGACAACGAATTTATGAAAATAGACCAAAAAGCAGCCATACTATTATGGATTTATCATATTGATTTATGGCCAGAATTTCTCCATTTACTTAAACCTATTGAGAAACATATAAATCTATATATAGGTTTGTATGCAAAAAATGATAATTCACAAATAGTTAACGAAGCTAATAAATATTTTTCTAATGTATCTTTTCAGTATTTTAAAGATAATTGTGGAGTGGACGTGAGACCTTTTTTGTATCAAATTAATTTACTTAATCCTTTAAAAGAACCTATATTTTTTAAGTTACATTCAAAAAAATCATATTTAGGCAAAAGTAATAAAAAATACATAAACTGGAGAACTATTCTTTTACATTCTTTATTGGGTTCAAAAACCATATTTTTAAATAATTGTTCTAAATTATTGGCGGATGAAAAAATTGGATCTTTATGCAATGAGCAACTAATATTAAAGGATCAAGAATTTTTGAATACAAAAAAAATTCAAGAATTATGTAAAATTATTGGTATAGACTATGATAAAGCTCCAAGTAAAAATTTCTGCGGAGGGAATATCTTCGCTAGTAAAACACAGCTATTTCAAAAATATTTTGTCAAAAAAGATGTTTTAGATAAAATCAATTCGTTTTTATTACAAGAAAAAAATAAGGTTGATGATCAAAACGATGGTTCGTATTCTCATTCTTTAGAAAGACTTTTTGGATATATAAATGAGTATGACAATAAGACCATAAACAAAGGAGAAATACCAGAGATTAGAATCATGAACAGTTCTGCTCCAAACGGATTTTTTCATCTAGTTATTACTTATAACAAAATATGCTATATTAAAGAAGACATTAAAATATACGGAGAACTGATCAAACACACAGATTCTAATATGTTGATTAAGTGGTTTCATTTAGATCAAATAACTTATCAAAATTATTTACAAACCGATATAGATACATATAAAAAATGTAATTAGTACAAACTTATATTTTTCTTTTTCTCCATGGCTTTTCTATATGTCCAGCCATAATACATCCATAAGGGTCTATTTCGTCAACAATAGTACCTAGATTAAAGTGAGTAATTTGTTGTTTAATTTTGTCAGCATTTTTGTAAGCACTGGGCAATTCGCTTACATCTATTTTTCCAGAAAAAAATCTGACATCAAGCCCTTTTGTTTCTTCATAAAATAATTGTTTGGATGTTTTATCAATTAGTTTAGATCTTTTATGTTCAGATCTACTAAAATTACGACCAGCACCATGAGGAGCAAAACCTAATCCAGTATTGTTGTCTGATGCTTTTACTACTAATATAGGCTGGCTCATATTTAATGGAATAAGCCTTAATCCTTTATATGAGTCTGGTACAAAACCATCTTCCATAGGAGTTGCTCCTTTGGCATGATAAAATACATCATCTTTTTTAAAGACGAAATTATGCTCATTCCAAAATCTTTCAGAATATAAAAATTTAGAAACTTTTGTCTTTATAGCGTCATGTAGAGACTCGTGATTTAATTTAGTCCATTCTCTTACAATTTGTAGAGCCTCCCAATAATCCTGACCCTCTTTAGTGTCAAAAGGAATCCAAGCATTTTTACTACTAATATTAGGAGCAATTTCTTTACGAAATAATTCTGCTTTGTATACTCCTTCATTATAAAGATTTGCCCCAAAACCTCTGCTACCATGATGAGTAACTAAGTAAGTATGATTATTACTCTTACTTATTCCAATAAATAAAAAATGATTACCATCACCCTGAGTACCAAGGTGACTATGAGCATACTTTAAACTTTTATCACTATTTAAATAGTAATTATTTTGTATTTTATCTTTAAGATCAATAGGCAATCTTATTAATTGATTATCTCTGTCTCTTCCTCCTATACCAAAATGAGTAATCTCAAAAGCGGCATCTAGTACCATCTTAGGATCAGCATAGCCTAAGTCAGTAGCCATAACAGAACAACATATATCAGCACTGTGCATACGAGGATGAATAGCGTTTTTAGTCGCTATTATTCCGCCAACAGGAATTTCATCTTTACCTGTAGGACAAGCATCTGGCATTATAGCAGCATCTACTGCTGTGGGTATTGTTAACAAAGAGTTCATAGCCTCATAAACAGACTCTATATTTTTCAGCTCATGCTCATTGTCTGCTAGAATATTTTTGTGGAAATCTATAGGATTATACAATGGTTCAACAACTTTAGGAAGTATTGAACTTATATGGTTATGCAATTGTTCTGTATTGAGATCATTAGTATTAGCATAGTCTATGACAGAACTAAACCATTTTGATGGTTGATATCCTAAATCAATTAATGTTTTCCCGCTTATCACTCTTTTATCCTTTTCAGAATAAGATGAACGCCATCCTTTAAAGGTTTGATCTTTCCAACATATTCGTTTTGTAGTTCGTTCTTAATTTCTTCCATCACATCAGTAACAGAATAGGAGTCTTTTTTCCACTCTATAGAATGTCCAACTGGAGTATCAGTATCAAGATTACCCCAAGCATAAACTCCGATGAAAGAATCATCCGAAACATCATATTTTTGTGAATCAAAAACTTCTATATCATCCAGACTGTCGAAGTCTGTCTTTTTTAAAAGACCGTATATAAATTCTTTTGCTAACATTGATGCTGATTTAGCCATAATTTTTCTCCTTTGTTGTATTGAAAACGCCCCCATTATTGAGCGTTGAACGTCATTAGTAGACGAACTAGAGGCTCAGGACGTTACCTTTTAGCGATCAACCTAAAGGTGACTGTTAATTCAGTTCTTCTCCATTATTGTCATCAATTATAGGTTTACTGCAACCTTCCATCATTTTATTTAGTGTCCATTTCAAGCCATCCAAACTGTCTGCTATAACGTCTGGCGTTTCTGCCCACCCATTAACTTTCCCGTTATCATCATAAAAAGCCTCCTTAATTTCATAAAGAGTCTCAGGCTCATGCAGATATTTATGATTATGGATTCTTTTGAATACTCTGTAATTCCAGCCGCTCATTAGTCTATCTCTTTTCTTACAATTTTACAAATTTCACCATGTTTCTCTTCCCATAATTCATCTACCATCTTCAATAACTCTTCATTACTAGGAGTAATCTTTTCGATTCTTTCCAAGCACGAATTATGTAGATCTACCATATACTCAGCAGTTTCTTGATCTAATGCTCCAGCATCTACAATACTATATTCATGTTTATTCTCTGGATTTTCTGGATGACTATAAAGAATCGGCTCAATTGGCATAATAATTCTGCACCAGCAGTCTGACCCGCTAAAACATTCCATAGTTTTCCAGGGTACTAGAAAAGATAATTCTTTTGCTTGTTCAAAGTTCATAATTATGATTTGCGTATATTTTAGGAATCATCCAGTTTTTTAGCCATTTACTATCTTTGGCTCGACTTTTCAATTCTTCGTCAATGTATTTGCGTTCATTGTAATCTAACAGCCAATATCTGTCAATAGCAAACTTTTCCCACTCTCTAACATCATATCCTCCAAATGGTATTTCGTATTTACCACTTGATTTAAATTCATCATATAGATATTCAAAAACATCCCTTACAACAACACATTTGGTATTAGAATTTAAACTATCCCAGTAAGTTCTAATCCAATCTTGAACCGCACCCGGCACATAAGTCATTCGACCAAGAGCATATCTTAATGCACAAGTAACAATAATACCTCCATTAACATCACAATCGAAGCGAGGTTTTTTCTTTTTACTTTTCATTACGATAATCCCAGTTCCTCATCTAGTTCGGTTAGTTTTTGTAATGCTTCTAATCTTTTATTTTGACTCTTATACTTTTCTTTATTCAAAAATTTCAAAGTATTACTTATATCTAACAACTGACTTTCAGTATACTCTTTTTCAAAAGGGATAAAAAGATATTTTTGTCTTAAAGCATTGAAAATAAAGTAGCCATCGGCACTATTATACAACCCTTGGCATCTTTCTTCAAGGTGAGGCCCATTACATTTCCAAGGAGTTACACAATTAGGACATTTCATAATATTGAATTTATCAATCTTGATTTTTAAGTAAAAATTCGTTATTTATAGCCTTAAAACTAATCTCACCACAAATACTTCTAATAACAATGCCTTCACGGTCTTGAGAAGGTTTGGAAGAACTGAAATGTTGGTTATATTTGCCTGTTGCTAACTCTAGTAGTTCATCCTTAGTATAAACAAAATGAGTACCTTGTTCAAGGATTGGAACAAAATTTAGTCCTAGTTTCTTTGTAACAATCAGAGCCTTATCTAAGCATAATTTTGTATTAGTTCTAACATCTACAACATTAAAAACATATAAATCAGTATATGGTAGTCCTAAAGGATTCTTTTGGATTCCCGGCCCAACAATCTCTCCTTGAATTGCTAATCTATGACCAGTTTCCCAAAATGATCTTAGTCCTTCTTCTATATTATATTTATCTGCTATTTTCCAAAAACTATGGTCGGGATTTCTTTTATAACTGTAATTTCTGCCACAAACATGAAAAATTTCGTCTTTAGGATCAATTAAAAATGTGCTGCTTGTACCATCTAGTTTTAGACTAATATAATATTGTTTTCCTGTTAATTGTTCTATAAACCCATACTGACTATCAGACTGTACTCTAATCTCATCTGTTTTACTAACAGGCCAACTAAAAGATCGGGCATCACCAACTATTTGGGCTGGGATTGGTGGCTCATATTTTTCTATACCAAGAACATCAGTAACATCAACTCCAGACATAAACCCGGTTAGTATAGGAAATAC